GATATATCCGGCCCGGGGCACTAAAATTATTTTTTCTCTCATACTGCTTAACCCCCTTCAGACGAAACAAGCGATATTCCGTCTTTTTCTGTCGGTGTGTCGGGCAGGGATCCTCCAGGCCGGCTGTCAAGGTAAATGGTCTCAAACGGCACCAGTTTATGCGGATCAAAGAGACCGCTCGCCACGGCATCTTTCAGATATCTGACTTCATAAGTCATAACAGCCGATCCTGTTGCCATTTCACCCTTGATGTCCACCGTCATTTCAATGCCCTTATACTCCACCGTTTCAGCGATATCATTCAGGTGCTGATCCTCGTTGAAGATCCCCTCGACCTGTCCGGAGATCCTGTCCAGGACATCTTCGAGATCTTCGTTCGCCTCTGCGATTATCTCTATCCGCAGATAAAGCGTCCTGTCGTATACCCGTGGGGCAGACTGGTATATCTCAACGGTCTCTTTGTCGGTATACACGCAGATGCAGGGGAGCTGAGACGGTGCGATCGGCAGATACATCGCCTTATATACGCGGTCTCCGGCATCAGTCGAATATGACGTCAGGATCTCTGCGGTCCTGTCGCGTATCTGTTTTCGCACATTCATCTTGCCACCCTCTGCAATATCAGCTTGATACCGCCCTCGCTGTCCGGCTTAGGCTCCAGCACCCTGTAGTTGACCTCACCGCCGATTATATTGCCCTTAATTACCACAAGATCACCCTTAAGAGCTTTACCTTCAGGAAGATCCGAAGCCAGGACGCAGAGCATCGGGCCTGCCGACATCACATAAGTGCCTGTATCCGGATCCACCGCGACATAATTGGCATCAAATATCCCTTTTATCTGTACAAGGGCAGGGCCCCTGCCGTATTCGACAGGGACCCCGAAAACATTCATGCAGATAAGCAGGGCAGATGCCGACATATTGCCCCACATCGCGTTAAAGCGGCAGACGAACTACAGCGTTTGCTTCGTCTGCACCAAGATAATAGCCTGCGAAGGTGTTGCTGTCGGCTGTAGTCGTGACATAACCCTCTGTGGCATCCCAGTAGATCTTTCCGCCTGCGGAGAATGAGTCAGTCGATTTTTTCGGGAGGGTAACTATTCCGCTGATCAGAATGACACCCGTGGCGCTCGCCGCAATATCCGCCGTTGCCACCCCAAAAAGATCACCTACGACCACACCGCCGCCGGAAGACACATTGGCTGCCACTTCCGCTTTGATTACCTTACCCTGGGAAATGTAATTCATTTTTAAATCCCTACTGCCCGTTGTTCATGTAGAGTCCGCGCCAGTCGATAGCCTTTGCTCCGAAGACGAGACGTGCCTTTATCTCAACGCCGTCGACTTCAAAGCCGTTGCGCATTTCAGTGAAGATCCCCTCTTCGCCGTCAAGATAGGCGTACTCGATCGTGTCGCAGAACGCGGGATCCGAAATGAGGAACCATTTCTTGTCTGTGATATGCGGATCGAGCACCGGCACGAATTCGCCCTTGAACACGTTGACGTCTGTAGATTTTGTCGCGCTCATGTCGTTGCTGAGAACCTTTTTCGCGGCTACCATATTCTGGCCGCCGTGGACAAGGAAGCGCGGCTTCACGTTGATAGGTGTGCCCTCTAGATTGGTCTGGGCATACATGGCCTCAACGGCTGCGGCAAGCTTCGTGTCGTCGACAATACCTTTTGTGGCCGCAAGGTTGTCATGGTCCTCATGGAAAAGAGCCTTGCCATCGCTCATGTTAGGATTCCCGGTCAGGATGCCGTAGACTGTTTTGGCTTCCTTTTCCCTTGCCGCGCTGGCTATCCTGCGGGGGATCCTGTCAAATGCCGACAGGTCGTCATTTATCATCATCTCGAAAGTGAGCGGAACGATGATCCCGGACTTGCCTACTGAATACTTTTCGGCCGCATCTGAAAGGGATCCGCGCTCATATTCCCCGTGCTCCGGAACATCCTTAAATTCAGTCAGGTCTGAGAGCGATACAACTGTCATCTCCTTGAAGTCCATAGCGGTAGCCCTTGTGCAGAACTGGGGCCATGTGGGAGCAAGCTCCGTATAATCATCGCGAAGACGGCGTCCGATGGTATTGCCCAGGATAAGCGGGAGGTCGCTCGTTGACATCATGGCGCCCATGGAAGTACGGCCGCAAAGCGCCAGCTCTGCTACCTCGCGTCTGCTGAGATCGCTGACCCTTTCCCCCATACTGGACAGATACTGACGCACCATTTCAAGCAGAGAGCGTCCGCGGAAGTTCTTCGCATTGTCCTCCAGCTTGTACTTGCCAGGAGCAGCCCTATTAAGAAGAGCGGCCATAAAGGCTTCCCTCGTTCCGTCACGTTCCTCGCGGCCCACCTGTACACTTGATGCTGCTGGAGTTGCTGCTGCAAGTTTGTCCAGGATACGCGCCCTGACATCTGCCAGCTCGACTCCGTTGCTGATAAGCTCATCCCTGAACTCTGCGGTCATTCCATGCTTTTCGCATAGCGCGATGATTGTTCCGGCGCGCTCACGTTCCGCCCTTCTTGTTGCTTCCAGCTGCTCCGCACTTGCCTGAGCCTGCTGTGTCTCCTCGGTTACCTGTGCTGCCTGTGTTGCCTGTGCTGCTGTCTGCTGTTCCTTTTCCATTCTCTCATTTCCTCCTTTGATCAATATATCGAGAGGGTCTTCCTCCCGGTTTTCCTTGCCAAATGCCTGAGCCTGCGGATCCGCACCTACGGGCACAAACGAAAGTTCATAAGGCTGCCATTTTGTAGCCCTGTAGACCATGGGTCCTTCATCCTTCGTCTCTACGCGTTCCATGGCAGAAATGCTTGTACCCATTGAAACATTGCGGATCACACCGTCTTTGACCTCCTGAAAGATAACATCGGCCTCGGGACGCTTAGAGAATCGGACAGTCGCGTATCCGATACCGTTTTCTATCTTCGCAGATTCGATAACGCCGATAACGTCTCCGAGATTCCATGAGTTGTGTGCGTTTAAAAGGGGCGCAGTCCCGGATTTGAGCCTGCTCAGATCCACATGCTTCGGGTCCATAGAGAGTTCCAGAAGATAGATACTGTCCCTTGACCAACTGTACCGCTCGACTCTGGCCCCTGTGTACCACTTAACTTCAACGGTCCTGGACTCATCATTGACAGTCCCGGGAGTAAAAGACCCTTCAAAAATGCAGAGAGGTGAATTTACTGTCTTCGGCATTTAATCACTCCTTATCCTGCGGGAGTGAAGGCCTGTGCCGCGATTTTGACCGCCCATGCCCCTGCAGCCTTTTCATAGATCGCCGTTGTCTTTCCGGCCTCGGTCAGGAACGCTATGTCCCCGTCCTTGCCGTAATCGACATCGAGGTCTCCGGCTGCAGTCGGATAAAGATGAACAGGAAGCGGAACTGCCGCCACCTTGACCGCCCAGTGACCTGCAATCTTTTCATAAACTGCCGGGGAATAGTCGTCCTCGAGCAGGAATGCCAGGTCTCCGTTTTTGCCATAAGCGTCAACAATGAGATCCGCTGTTGCCGGATATAGATATGCCGGCAAGGATGAAGGAGTTATAGCACGTGCGGTATCTTCCCTCAGTAAGACCTCCGCCAGTGTCGCAATTTCCATGACGCCCGCCTTGGTCGTTGATGCCGCAGATGCTGCCGCCACCGCCATGTTCAGTGCTGCCCTTACGGCGGTCACTCCGTCCCCGGCTGCTGATATCGCCACGCCGACAAGTGTGCCGTCTGCCGCCGTCAGCGTCACCTCTTTATTGACCGCATCCCAGTAAAGATCAGACCCGACAGTGATATTGTCGGTAGATTTCGCAGGGAACCTGCAGAGACCGACGATATAAACGGTACCGGTTCCTCCCGCCGGAATATCGACATTCGCGATCCCGCAGATGTCCCCAATAAAAACAACGTCGCCGGCACTTATTGTTGTCTGCCCGGCATTCGCATATCCCAGATATTTCCCCTGTGACACAAAAGCTACTGTTCTTGCCATTATTTTTAACCTCCTTATTCGTCTTTTTCCGGCTCGACCGGGCTGTCCGCCTGTATCTGTCCACCGTTGTTGGTTTTCCTCGGATCGCTGTCCAGGACCAGCCCCTTTTCATCCGCGTTTCTGTTGTCCTCCTGGATCTCTCTTTCAACATCTTCAGGGTCGTATCCCAGCTCCCTGATCTGCTGCTGTCTCGATGTCAGGCCGGCCCTGATGGATTTAGTGATCGCCGGGATCTCTCGAGTTGGATCCACGAGCTGACGTTTCGGGAATACCCAATCGACCCGGACCCCTTTAGTGTCATGGCCTGCCAGTTCCGCAGCCTCAAGGAACCAGCGTCCCATAGGAGCCAGCACTTTCGGCGCGAATATCTGCCACTGCCACGCATCGAGTTGTGTCCAGAAGTCGGATTTACCCATGCGTCCGGACGTGAAAGTAACCTTGGAAAAATCTCCGGTCAGCATTTCGTATGTAAGTCCGGTACCCATAGCTATTCCATGGAGGACCTGACGCGTGTACGAATCGTAGTTCTCTGCGCCCGGCGGTGAGGCAAATGCAACCCCTTTACCCGGAGGCAGATACTCGACCCGCCCCGGTTCGATGCGGTCTATCTCGGTTTCTTCGTCCGGCGCCTTTTCTCCGTCAGTCTCTGTGATAAAGACACTGAAACATGCTGCGATTTTCTGCCGGAGCAGCTGCGCATCTTCGTAATCGGCCAGATCTTTAAGCCTCAGAATACATGGAGCCAGCCACGGTATTCCGCGAATCTGCCCGGGTCTTTCCCTCCGGAAAGCGTGGATCACTTCTGCTGACGAGAATAATTTAGAGTTGCCTATCCCCACTGCGTCCCCGGGATGATTAGGATATATCCAGTACCCGATCCGCTTGCCGGATGCCCCGAATCGAAGCCCCATACAATTAAAAGGTTCATCGGAGGATCGCTTGTGGGAGTCCTTCATCGTGTCCAGATGATCAGGCTCAAGCACCTGGATCTCAAGAGGGATCTTTTTTCGCGGATCCTTGACGAACCTGCGAATTGCCAGACATTCCCCGGATTCGGCCATTGTTCTGGCGATAAGGCCCTGCAGCGCGTATATGTTGCCGTTCTCGTCAAAATCGCCCAGGACGTCATATTCCGCCCAGTCATTCCAGAGATCCTTGAGCTTTTTACTTTTGGTTTTACTGTTCGAGACGAACACAGGAATTATTCCGGCGCCCACGATATTGTTCTGTATCTTCGATATCGCGCTGTTCCCGTATTCATCGTTTCTGGCCAGATCCCGCGACCTGTCTCTTAATGTCCGCAGCGCCGGCCGGATCTCCGTGTTCGCCGATGCCCCTGAGACAGTCTTCCATCCGGACAGACGCCGGGACTTCGTTGCGCCCTCGTAACCCAATGCCGCGCTAAGAGCAAGCCGGGCACGGACCCTTTCAAGTGCTGCCCTCGGTGCTATCACACTGAGCGCACGATCAACAAAATTAAGTTCGGTCACACTCCTTTACACCCCCTTCGAGTGGACAGGATAGACAACTCTGCTGCCGCCCTGTCCCAGCTCTTTTTCGATAAGTCCCTTGATCTTCAGCAGATCTGTCAGGGACTGATACTGCACTTCTCTGTCCGCATACTTGACCTTGACGCTGCCGCTTGCGATCGCCGCTTTAATGGCGTCAAGATCCGCCTGGCTGTATGCCAAATGATCACCCCCAGAAACTGGATTCCCTTCTCTTTTTCTGCTTCGGCTGCTTGTTCACGGTACGCGGAGCATTCTCCCTGCGCTTCCATTCCTCATCGCTCCAGCGATCTACACCCAATAAAACCGACATCGCCCTGTTGCCGATCCTGCAGTCCAGGGCTTCATTGCGTTCGCGTGTCTTTTCCCACTGGTATTTCCGGTACCCGCGAATGATCCTGGCCACCGTCTGTTCAGCGGTCAGCATCTTGAAGTATTCAGAGTCATATTCCGGAAAATGGCACCATCCGGCAGGAAGAGGCTTTTCAGGATCCCTTTTCTGCCGGAGCAGTCCATAGAGTTCTGACTTGGCTATGTTCGTTCCGATCGGCCAGACCTTCACGCCACGCGCGATCCGCTTCCCGCTCTCCCTGACTTCCACTGCCCGGGGCTGGTTGATGATCGCCGGGGCCGTCTCAACTCCTTTTGTACAGACGACCCTTGAAACATCCTGCCTCCTGCACCAGCTGTACACGACATTAGTCTCATAGCCTGAGTCGACTCCCATTTTTTCTATCATCAGCATGTGGCCTGACTCTGCCCTCCATTGTTCTGAGAGCAAAGACGAGAGCTGCTGCCAGCATTCGTTATCCAGCTGGGACGTGTCGCCGGGGAATACCCTGTAGTCTATGGACCATGATTCCCGGTCCTTGCCCCATGCAACGATCTCAACTTCAAGGCGGTCCTTCTGAACGTCCGCAAAGGCTGTCAGGACAACCCCGCCGCGTGGCACTGTGTTGCGCTGATATTCTTCCCGGCGTTCATAGAGATGCTCCCATTCCGGGGCTTCGCCCTTGTCCTTCCATGTCTCGCCAAGCACGGTATTAACAAACGTTTTGAGCTTTTCAGGATTGCCCTGCACCTCTTCAAATTCTTCGGCGATCTTGGCCCACGTAGAGTTAGGGCTGTAAGAATAACCGGCCCATATATGAAAACCGGCCCAACCGGGCCGGCCTTGTGCCGTCGCTCTCCACTCTCCGCGCTCAATCATCCAGACCTTTTTACTGTGGTCGATGAGCTTCCGACAGTGTTCGCATTCATATTTAGCCGTCTCCGGCCGTCCTTTTTCCCACTTGATCTGCGGAAATCTCAGTACCTGGTAATGGCCGCAATGTGGGCATGGGACGTAATAATACCGTTGATCCGTCCGTTTGAAGTCCTCATCGATGCGCGAAGATCCCTCAATGAGCGGCGTGGATCCCTTGATGATCTTCCTGTTCCAGTACGTATCCGTGCGCTTCTCTCCGAGTTTAATCTGGTCGCCCTCGGCTCCGGCCGTTGGCGGATATGCGTCCACCTCGTCAAATATCACGACCCGGATGGTGACGCGCCGGAAGCCGGTGGGGGAGTTCGCCCCGATCATAAGCAGCTGTCCGCCGGGAAATAATTTCTTCCGCATAGTATTACCGCTAGTGCGGCTCTTCTCTTCGGCAACAAGCCCCTGAAGACAAGGCGTGTCGCGGAACATCGGAGCGATGTCGTCCTTTGAGAAATCTTCCGCGTCGTTGATCGTCGGCTGGACCACCATGATAGGACAGGGATCCTGGTGGATGTGATACGCGATCGGAAGATCCACCATGCATTTCGTATACCCGACACGGGCGCTCTTCTTTACCACTATCTGTTCGATAGTGCGGTCTGTTACCGCATCCATCATGCCTTTTTGATACGGGAAACAGCGCCATTTTCCTGTTTCTGCTGACGATTCCGCTGAAAGATAAGCGTTTTCGTTGGCCCATTCTGATAGAGTAAGGCGCTTTGGAGGACGAAACCCGGCCATTGCCGCAGTCACAAGACTATTTAATGCCGAGCTATCCCTCATTTTTAAGGCTCCATTCAGACAGCTCCGTCAATGCTTCGCGGACCAAATCATCCAGGACGTCCATCTCGTTGATAGTCAGGTGGGGAAGCCGGACCTTTGCCTTTGAGGGTATAGCCTGCACCCGCTGTTTCACCGTGGCGATGATCTTTCCCCAGGCATATTTGATATCATCCGCTGCGATCAGCTGACCTTTTTTCTCAAGATACTCAAGTCTGGCCAGCTTGGCCTTGTAGGCTTCGTGAACGCCCCTGTTGGTGAAATAGTTATTGCCGTCCGGCATAGGATTATCGTCTTCCGGATCATCGAGGATCCTCTGACTTTCCGCTGCCAGATCCGCCTCATCAAGTTCCGGTTCCGGCTCCGGAACGCTGCGGGCATTTAATATCTCGCGCTTACGCATTGCCGTCCGGTCCCACTGGGCAGATGCTATCTCCCAGTCAAGCCTTGGCCGTCCGGATCCCTCATGAACGATGCCGATCCGATTACTCTTAATAGCCTTGTGTACAGACTGAGGAGTGACGCCTTTTCTCCTGGCGAACTCCGACATGCTGATCAGTTCCGCCACAGGCGTCACCTCCCTATTTCAGCTTGTTTAAAATTTTCGTAGCTGGAAAAACCCCGCGCCTCGCGGCACCCTCTGGGATTTTCGCCAGACAGGACCCAATACCCCGGGGGTCACTTCTTTGCTGTGGCCAAGGCGTGTTCAAATGCCCTGGTAAAGTTCTCGTTGTATCGTGCCGCGACTATCTCACTGGCCCGTTCTCTCATGTTCCATCTCGGAGGGATCTTGACGCTGCGTGCGAATGAATATTTTAATTTGATTGGGTACCGCTTTTGCCCCAGCCTCTGAAAGACGAGGATCTTTCCGTCAGATCGTTGATTCATGAAGTAGCCTGGCTTTTTAAGCAATACCTTCGGCCATTTCTTCTTGTCCATGATCTCTGACTGAGGCTCTCTGAGAGGAATAGCGACACTGTTCTTCTTGCCTTTCTTCGTGCCTCCTAGCTCCTGCATTGCCATGAACGCATCAACTGTGCCGACCTGAGCTTCCATACCGGCAATGCCTGCGCCTGTCTTCCTGATCGCCCTGGAGCCCGTTGGACGGATGCGTATACCCTTGGCCACCCATCCATTGCGGATAGTAAACTCCTGAGTTAAGTCACCGATCAAGGCTTTTTTGACATCGACCGCTGTATCGTATAGAGCTACGGAAGTGGCAAAGGCTGCTTGTTTGAGAATGTGACTGTTTAGCCAGACAGGAAGGTCTTTAAG